AAATATATCTAGCTTGTGTGATATGTCTTTTACCTCATCAGTTGCCCCTCTAGACCCTCTTCTATTATTCTTAGCCATCACAGCTTTTCTATAGTTGTCAAAGTACTCCTGATAGATTTCTAACTGTGCTGATTTTGCAAATAGATTAAATTCGCTAGGTGAGATATACCCACTATTATCCTTGTCTATGATAGATAATACTGTATTTCTAACGCTGTTAATCATCTCTTATTTTTAAGCAAATTTACGAAAAAAAGAAACCCCTCTTTTATGGAGGGGTTCTGTATAAGACGTTGAAGTAAGATTTATATCTTCTTCACAATCGCTTCCATTAAGTCCATCCCTTCGTCCGTCTTAAAGTAAGATGCTAAGGCTGCAATCGGATTATCTCCAAATGTAACAGTCAACACCTTTTGCTCTGACTTGTCATTCCAAACAACAGTTCTGTTGTCGTCTTTAACTCGCAATATGCCGTTGTCTACGGCTCTTATAGCTAGATTTCTAAGCTTGATATCTGGATCATTCGCATAATCAAGAAATTCTCTAGGATTAGTTCTAGCGTACTGTATCATGTCTCTTTTTAATTCCGAAGAAGTAAGTTTGGATACGTCTGCTCTAAAAACTATTCTACCTATTGCCTCTAAGTCTTCTATAGGCATTTCTCTTGCAGTTAACTGAGCATCTAAGACATACTCTTCAAAATCTAATTCTTCTTGAGCATCACGATGTGGATCCCACTCTTCATATTCCACCCCATTATCAGGATGGTAGATGCTTAGAAATTTCTGTAAGTTCACATTGTTTGCTGGAACAGTTAACATACCATTTTCAAACTCAATAGGTGATGGTATCACATATCCATCCTGTTCATCCATGAAAGGAGTAATACTGTTTGTTGCGTAACGCAAAGGTCTATAGTTTTGTCCATCAAACCACTGTAATGGTTTGTTTCCACTATGTGAAGATCTAAGTAAATATGTAATTGGGCTTTTGTTTCCTAACAGAATATATCTTCTGTCTTTCATAACCCATTCTTCTTTTTTAGCACTAGGACGTGCTTTTGTAGTATTTGCCATTTTATTTTATTTTATTTTATTAGATTAAAAAAAGGGAAGTGTAGCCAAATGACTACACTTTCCCTAATAAATATTACTTCAACAATACGAAGTTATTTGCTCCCATAACACAAAGTGCACGCTCTGATAAGAAGTGTACTTGCATTGCATCAAGGTCGCTTGTGCTAGCTCCACCAGCAGAACCTAAAGTCCAAGTTTTATACTTGCGATCTTCAGCTTCAGACTTGCGGTAACGTACGTGTAAGAAAGGACGTTTTGCGTTCTTACCTAACACTTGATCGTAGATAGTAGTAGTACCAGCAGGAACTAATACACCATCGATATCGTCAATAGCACCACGAGTAGTAGCATCATTTAAGTATTTCCAGTCAGACTTATAGAAGTCATATCCGATGTTGAATCCAGAGAATCCAAGCTCTAAAGCCATATCTTTGTCGTTGTCAAACAATCCGAAAGATGCTGCACCAGCAGTTCCATAAGTGTTAAGACCTGCAAGCATGTTGTCAATCTCGAAAGATTTGTCACGGCTAACAAAAAGAACGTTCTCTTGAATAGCACCTTGCTTGTCTAATACTTTTACAATGTTCTCTACATCTGATTTACCAGCGATAGATCCAGTAGCAATATTACCTCTTGACTCGATAGCAGAGAATAAACCTTCTGTACCTTTATATCCTGCAGTTTCAGCAGCAGAACCAGATGCAGCAGTTTCTCCTTCTACCATAGAAGTTTCTAGGTAATCTTCAAAACGTAAACGAGTTTCGTGCTCAGACTTCAAATACCATAGATATCCAGTAGCTCCGTTTTCAGTAGTTACTTCAATCCATCCGATTTGAGCCATGTCAGAACCAGCAACTTCGTATTTGTCTTTGATAATAATTGGGCTATTTTCAAAGATATCTACGTTAGCTTCTAGAGATCCTTCCATTCCTCCAGTTCCTTTTTTGAATTCAGAACCGTAAGCATAGATAGTTAATCCTGTTGTACCAGTTAAACCAGCACCAGTAAGTGTAGCACCACCATAAGCAGCGACAGTAAAGTCAGCTCCGTTAGCGTCTACAGATGTAATAAGAGCCTTTGCTGTGTTAGTTCCATCAGAAATGATTACTGTTTGGTTAGCACGGAAAGGGTGAGAAGCTGAGGTGATAGTTTCACCAGAACGAGAAGCAGCTTTTACGATTAGGTGTAAACGACCTTGCTCTGTCCATTTGATAAGGTCAGAGTTTGAAGGAAGTTCAGCACCTACTAAACGTAAGAAAGATGCAATCGAACGGTTTCCATAACGCTCAAATTCTTTTTCATAAAGATCAGGGAGATACTGATTTAAAAAATCAAAATCTGTGATGTAGTTAGTTGATAACACCGACTTAGTTGGAGCAGGTGTAATCGGTACTCCAGCAGGAGTAGGTGACATTGTTACAGCCATTTTAAATAATTTTTAAGGTTTTTAACTTCTTTTTCTAATTTTCAATCTAGAACCAGCATCTTCAGTTACAGCCCTGAATTTAGTTGCCCCATCACTGCCAGTAACTACGTTTTGTTTTACAGACATGTCAATGTTTTTTGTCTCTTTTACTAGACCATTAACAGCATCTGCAGTTCCCAAATCGTAGAAATACTTGGCGAATGCATCAGGATTGTTTGCTACAGTCATCGCTTTATGATAACCCACAGCATCACTAACTTCACCTTTTTCATTCAAGAAACCTCCTACGAAGTTTGCTATGTTTGAGTTTCGGCTTTTTACGGACTCTTTATCCTTTAGTTTGTAAACCTGTTTCTTTTCTCCTAAGTCAAACTCGAAACCTTCGATTTGATTGAAAAGTTCATCGGTTTTGTTTTTGAAAACCTCAGCTCTCTGTTTCACTAAAGAATCCTGCTTTTCCTGGTTCTGCTTATATTCGCTATAAAAGTTAAAAGCTTCTTTATACTGTTCAGGTACGTTGGCTTCACTTGACTCAAGTGGCTTGTAGTATTTCTCCTTCTGAGTAGAAAAATGCTCTTTAGCTTTATACAACTCTTCTTTTAATGCAAGTTTTTTGTCTCGCTTCGAATCTTCACTATCATCATCATCAGACAAAAAATGTTTTCCAATGTGATAAGATATGTCTTCATCGTCAAAATGTGGCTTGTTTTCTTTAATGTATGATTTTAATAAATCTAATTCAGACATACTATCGTAGTCTTTGCTTAAATTCATATAATCAGACAAGCCTCTTCCTGTCTCTTTTTGATACTTTAAAAAGGCTTCCACATCTTCTGTAAGCTCGATTTTATCTTCTTGCTTATCGTTATTTGAAAGAACGTCATCTAGATTCAGATCATACTTGCTTAGGTATTCTCTAACTCTATCTTCATCTGAAACCTCAACGGTTTCTTGTTTTTCTTCTTGAACAGGCTCTTGTACTTCTTCTTGCACCTGTTCTTGTGCTTGTTCTTGCACCTGTTCTTGTACAGGTTCTTGCACTTCTTTTCCCTCTTCGACCGATTGCTCTTTATTTGTTTCTTCAGTCCTTACGGTTATTTTAGAATCGTCTTCATCCAACGATCTTAATTTAAAATCTGCCATTATATTTAATTTAAATTTATTTAATTATTTGCAAAATTAAAAAGAATAAAAGAGCCCTTTATGACCCCAATATTCTACTTACCATTTCATTTGACGATTCATTTTGAAAATCGACAGCCATCTGATCATTTTTTCTTTGCTCTATCATTTTTGATTGATTAGAACTCTGTTTGTCAATCCTTTGGTCTTTTCTATCTTCCTTCATCGTCTCTCTCTTCTCCAACCCTCTCTGTTCCAAACTTTTTGTTGCAAGATCGATTTCGAATTTTTGTTTCATAATCTCTAAATCAAGCTTTGCTTTTTCCTGCATCTTTTGTATTTCGAAAGTTGCTCTTGTTTTCTCTAGCTCCATTTCTGCCTGATACTTATATTGCATTTCTTGCATTTGAGATTGAGAAGCAGCTTGAGCTGATTTTATGTTAGACTCTGTCTGCATATTAATATTGGCTTGCTTTTTCTTTAAATCAAGAACCTCTTTTTTACCTTTTCTTATTTTGAGAAGCATGTTAGCCAACTTTATGTTTTTGACATTTCTTATGTCTATAGCGTCATCTAAATCTATTTTTTCACCTTGAAGAGATTGTTGTATGTTTTGTTCAAGCATATTTTTCTCTTCCTCATCTGGATGCAATTCAATTTCAATACCAAAGTCATGTATATGAAGAGACTTTATATCTTCTAATATATCAACTGCATGACCACCGATCATATTAACAAAACTGTCTCTCATGTCCCCATATTCAAGCATATCAGAGAATCTATAAGATACTGCAGTAATAAGCTTGTTAACTAGGTTAATTCCAGATTGAAGTATGTGTCTAGTGGCCGTATTAGAGTTTAGTGCCGCTAGCTTCTGTACACCAACAAGAGTTTTTGCATCAGGAGTAGAAGCATCTCTCGCCTCATTGATTCCTGTGACATCTCTTATCATTTGTATATAATGATTATACATGGAAACTAAAGAATTTATTTTTGCATTAGATCCTGAGCTAGTTAGTTCCTGTACAGGTACTTTTGCATTATTAAATTCACCTTCCTCGGTCAAACTTCGTCCCACAACACTTCCAGTCTGGAAATACATGCTGAGAGCTTCATTCGGATTATAAATAGCTCCATTTCCAAGATCAACACTTGCAATACCGTCTAAATCCAAGTATACTCCATCTGGAATCATTTTTTGAATTACTTGCTGTAATTTTAAATGTGTAAGTTGTATTTGGTCCGCAAAAGGAATCATTCTTTTTACAATAGAATCAATCTGACCTCTGTACATTTTTGGCGCACTTACAATGTATGGAGCATACACCTTTTGTATTCCTGACTTTGGTCTCACCATGTTTTTCATTAGATCCCACTTGAGAACGTAATTCGTCCCTAGAACAAGAACACCTTCGTACCATACATCTATTCTTTTTGAGCGTTTTACAAATCGAGCCTGCTCTGTTTTTGGTGGGCTAAAAGAGTCATCTTTTTC